TGAATGGGAAGTGGGTGTAGGAACATACACGTTATCAGGCACTACTTTATCTCGTGACACTATACTAGAGTCTAGCAATAGTGGAAGTGCAGTTAATTTTAGTGCAGGTACAAAAGATGTATTTGTTACTTACCCTGCTGAAAAAGCAATTTATTTAGACGCTAGTGGTAACTCTATTGGTTTAGGAACTCTAGCATCTGCAACACTTACAAATGCTACAGGGCTTCCTCTTACTACTGGAGTTACTGGAACACTTCCTATTGCCAATGGTGGAACAAATGCCACTACAGAAGCAACAGCATTATCCAATTTAGGCGGAATAACAACAAAAAAATCTATTGCTATGACAATAGTATTTGGAGGAAGTTAATATGGCAGCACCCAATATAGTCAATGTAACAACAATCACAGGAAAAACTGTAGGAGCAGCTCTTACTACTGGTAGTGCAGATATTGTTACTAATTCAGCAGCAAGTGGCAAAGTATTTAAGATAAATGCTATTTATGTTGCCAATGTTGATGGAACAAACAATGCAGATGTTACAGTAGCTTTTTATAATGCAGATAATACAACATCTTATAAAATTGCTAATACAATTACTGTGCCTGCTGATGCTACTTTAGATTTAATAAGTAAACATATATATCTTGAAGAGGGCGATAAAATTACAGCATTAGCTTCTGTTAATAGTGATTTAGAAATAGTTGTATCTTACGAGGAAATTAGTTAATGAAACGTCATAACGGCGGAATAGTTGGTAAATTTAATACCACTTCATCATCTAGTGCAAAAGGTAGATTTACTTTGCCAGAAATACAAGAAGCATTATTAAATTCAACATGGCCTAATTTACAAACTTATTCTATAGTCTATTTAGTGGTTGCAGGTGGCGGAGGTGGTGGTACATCTGGCGGTGGTGGTGCTGGTGGTTATCGTTCATCAGTTACTGGAGAATCATCAGGCGGTGGCGCTTCAGCAGAATCTGCGATTGTTGCAACCGTAGGAAATTCATATACAGTAACTATTGGTGGTGGCGGTACAGCAGGCTCTGGAGTAACTCAAGGTGGGAATGGTTCAAATTCTGTATTTGGCACTATAACATCAACTGGTGGCGGCGGCGGTGGAAGTAATGATGCAAATGGTGGTGCTGCTAATGGTTCAAACGGTGGTTCAGGCGGAGGCGGAAGTCTTGGTGCATCAGGGTCTAGTGCTGGGGGTTCTGGAACTGCAAATCAAGGATACAATGGTGGCGCAGGTGTTGTTTCTGTAGCTGAAATTTTTGCAGGCGGTGGCGGTGGCGGAGCAGGTTCTGCTGGGTCTAATGCTTCTGGAACAACAGGCGGGAATGGCGGTAATGGTGTTGCTTCAAGCATAACTGGAAGCAGCGTCACTAGGGCAGCAGGCGCATTAGGTAGTGCGCCAACTCAACAAAGTGGGACAGCAAATACTGGTAATGGCGGTACAGGTAAACAGACTGCTTTGGCTAGCGCTGGTGGTTCGGGTGTAGTAATATTAAGTGTTCCTACTGCTAGATATTCAGGTACTACAACAGGAAGCCCAACTGTAACAACAAGTGGTGCAAATACTATATTAACATTTAACGCTTCAGGAAGTTATACAGCTTAACTTAAAGGAAATAACATGGCACATTTTGCGTGTTTAGAAAACAATATAGTAACCAAAGTAATAGTCGTATCTAACCAAGATATTCTTGATGAAAATGGTCAAGAGTCAGAACAAAAAGGTATAGACTTTTGCTCTAATCTTTTAGGTGGCACTTGGCTACAAACATCTTATAACGCTAAAATTCGTAAGAATTATGCTGGTATTGGATATACTTATGACGAAGGTCGTGATGCTTTTATTTCACCTAAACCATTTAATTCATGGTTATTAGATGAAGATACTTGTCAATGGAAATCACCTACTTCATATCCAAATGATGATAAAAGATATACATGGAATGAAGAAACATTAGCATGGGTAGAAGTTAATGATAATTAAACTTATCAATAACGCAGAAGAGTTTAAAGGTAAGCCATTATTAATTAATACTGAACATATAATGACTATGTTTGAAGTAGAAAATGATGATAAAACATCTACTAATATCTACTCTATTACACAACAGTCATGGGTGGTACAAGAGTCTTTAGAAAAAATATATAAGTTAATTAAATAAAAGGGGTGAAGAATGTTTGGTATAAGCTCATTTGCTGAAACCTCTTTTAGTACATTAGCCAAAGTAGGTGGCATAGTATTAGCCTCTGCTCAAGTAGATGGAAATGCAATTGTTACTGCTAACGCTAATGCAATAAAACCATTTAGTGCTGCTATTACAGCAGACGCAACAGTTACAAGTGATGCAACAAGAATACGATTAAATACTGGTTCTATAAACGGAACTGCTAATGTAAGTGCTGTTTACTTACGCATAAGAGATGGTGTAGGCTCTATTACAGGTAATGCTACTGTAACTGCATTAGGTTCATTTGCAATTAGTGGTTCAGCAAGTATTACTGCTAACGGTTCAGTAGAACTCAATTATGTAGTTATCAGAACAAACGCTGCAAGTATTACAGGAAATGCAACTGTATCTTGTTTAGCAGGTTATGTAGTAAGTGGTGAAGGCAGTATAGTCGCTAATGCTAGTGTCTATTGTCTAGGTGGTATTGTAGCAGGTGCAAGCGCATCTATTACACCTATAGCCACAGTTACAGCAAACGGAATTATACAAGGTGAAGGATGGACACCTGTCACACCATCATCAGATACATGGACACCATCATCAGCAAGTTCAGACACATGGACAACAATTTCACCATCATCAGATACATGGCTTAGACAAGGATAAAAAATGGCAAAAACCAAAATTTCAGAATTTAGCACAACAGCAGCAGATAATACAGATATAACTAATATCAATATTGCTGAAGGTTGTTCACCAGCTAACTTAAACAATGCTGTTCGTAGCTTAATGGCATTACTAAAAGACCAACAAACAGGTTCTAGTGGTGACCCATTTACAGTAGCAGGGACATTAGTTTCTTCAGGTCAAGTTGACATTACAGGTGCATTTAGACTAGACGGAACTGCCGGTGCTTCTGGTCAAGTATTGTTATCAGCAGGTGGCAGTAATACTCCTACATGGGGTAATACGTTTGTAGCTGGTATGATAATGTTATGGTCAGGTTCTTCAGCTACTATTCCTAGTGGATGGTTATTATGTGATGGTTCTAACTCTACACCTGACTTACGTAACCGTTTTGTAGTAGGTGCTACATCTACTTATGCTGTAGGTGCAACAGGTGGTAGTGCAAATGCTATAGTCGTATCTCATAACCATACTGCAACAGTTGCAACAACATCACTTACAGGTACTATTACTAACCAATATACTGCTGGTGATACACATGGTACAACAACTGGTGTTTTCTCTCAAACAAACATTACTGTAGATGGTGATGGCGGTGAAAGTCGTGCTGGTAGAAATATTAGTTTTGATGGTTCTCATACTCATACAGCAACTATTTCTACTGAAGGTTCAAGTGGCACTAATGCTAACTTACCTCCTTACTATGCACTTTGCTATATTATGAAGGCTTAACATGCCAGTACAACGTATAGCATTTAAAGACTGGTTGCCTGACCAACCATCTATATTAGATACAGTATCAGAAGCTAATAACGTTATTCCTTTAGCTGTAGGATATGGTCCATTTAAGTCAGCAGTAACATTTTCAGGTGCAGCTTCAGAAAACTTAAATAATTGCTTTGCTGCTAAACTAGACAATGACGTATTTATCTTTGCTGGTGGTGCTACTAAACTATTTAAAGTAGATAATGGTGACTTATCTCTAGTAGACGAATCTAAGTCAGGTGGTTATACAGGCACAAATAGATGGCAATTTTTACAGTTTGGTAGTCTTGCGATTGCTTCTAATGGCTCTGAAAAGATACAATCTTTTGACGTAAACAGTTCTACAGCTTTTGCAGATGCAAGCTCAGACGCACCTATAGCTAAATATATTACAGTAGTTCGTGACTTTGTAGTTGCAGGTAATATTGGTGCAGGTACATCACCTAGTAAGGTGCAATGGTCAGGTATCAATGATGCAAGCACTTGGACTACCACAGCAACATCTCAAAGTGACTATCAAATTATCCCTGATGGTGGCGATATAACTGGTGTCGTAGGTGGTGAGTTTGGTATTGTATTCTTAGAAAAAGCCATTGTCAGAATGTCATATATAGGCACACCGCTTATATTCCAATTTGACACTATCTCTCGTAACGTAGGTTGTATAGAAGGTAATTCTATTGCACAATATTCAGGCACAGCTTACTTCTTATCAGATGATGGTTTCTATGCTACTAACGGTCAAACACTAACAGGTATTGGTTCTGAAAAGATAGATAGATACTTTTTTAACAATGCTAACATTGGTGATATTGACTCTATATCAGCAGCAGTAGACCCTGAACGTAACTTAGTTATTTGGAATTATGCTAACGTTTCTGGTGGTCGTTCATTACTTATTTATAACTTTGAAACACAAAAATGGTGTGAAGCAGATACAGATGTAGACTATTTATCTACACTAGCTACTCCAGGTGCAACATTAGATGGTCTTGATGCT